ATTGACGATCTTTGCGCGTTGGAGTCGGCAAGCTGGGGCGCCTTCCAGGTGATGGGTTACCACGCCGAGCGCCTCGGATACGCCAGCGTGACGGACTTTACCGATCGGATGGCCCGGAACGAGAACGAGCAATTCGAAGCCTTCGTGCGTTTTATCGAAGCTGACGCGGCGCTGCTCAAGGCGCTGAAGGGCAAGAAATGGGCGGCGTTCGCCAAGGCCTATAACGGCCCCAACTACGCTCGCAACCTGTATGACACAAAGCTGGAGCGCGCCTATCAGCGTCACGCTGCAGGCTGCCCCATTCCGGAGGCCGCATGATTGACCAAGAACAGATCCGCAAGCTCAGCCCCGCCGATGGCGACGTCTTTCTCCTGCCGGCGGGCTCTCCCTTTGAACTGGCCCGGGCACTCGGTGAAGCGCTCGCAGTCGCGAAACCGGGTGTAAAGGCTGTAGTCGTCTGCGGCGACGTGCGCAAGCTCGATACGGCTGCGATGAATGCAGCCGGCTGGTACCGCGCGTGAGCACGCTGCGCCAGGCGCTCTACGGCATCGCCTTGCTCGGCTCGATCGCGCTCCTGATCTGGGCCCAGTCCCAGCGGATCGAGGTCGCTGACAAAAATGCAGAGCTGGCGAATCAAGCGGCAGATACCGCTCGTGATCGAGCAACGCGCAGCGAGGCGACGGCCAACCAGCTTCAGGCATCTCTGCAGGAAGAGCGGAACGCCCAAACCGTATTGCGCGGCGTTCAAAACCAATTGCGCCAAGGGCTCGCCACCCGTCAACGAACGATTGAGGACTTGAAACTTGAGAACGCCGAACTTCGCTTTTGGGCTGATCAGCCTCTCCCTGACGCTGCTCGCCGGATGCGCGAGCGCCCCGCCATCACCGGAGCCGCTGCTTATCGCGACTGGTTGTCCGGCCGTGGTGCCTTGCACCCTGTCGGCGACTAAACCGGACAAGAACGGCGCCCTGCTCAACGACCAGGACGTCACCGAGAACGACTGGGCGCAATGCGCTGCGCAGGTCGATATGGTTTACCAGCATCAGCAGACCCAGGCGGGTAAACCATGAACAAACCAGAATCGCTACGCGCTCACCTGCTCGCCTCGGTACCGGATTTAAAGAAAAACCCCGACCGCATGATGGTATTCATCGACAAAGGCACCATGCGCAGTACCGCTGCCTTTGGTCTGTCGTTCGAATACAGCTACACGCTGAACCTGATCTTCACGGATTACGCTGGCCATCCCGACGCCATCGCCATTCCCCTGTTCGCTTGGATCCTGGTGAATCAGCGCGAGCTGATGGAGAACGTCGACCGCAGCAAAACTGCCGTCGCTTTCGAAGCCGATCTCCTGGACAACAGCAAGGTCGACCTATCGATCAAATTGCCGCTCACTGAACGTGTGATCGTCAAACGCCAGGACGACGGCAACCTGGTCGTCAATCATCCGCCAGAGCCAGTGGTCGACGATGATCCGTTTACCATGCCTGGGCTTGAGCTATGGACTGCCGGCGGCGAATTCATCGCACGGTGGGAAAAACCATGAGCAATGATCTCCAGGCACTGGAAACTTGGGTTTCAGTGTTGTTGGCCAAACTGGAAGAGGGTGAACGCCGCAAGCTGCTTGGCGCCGTCGCCCGGGATCTACGTCGAAGTCAGTCGAAACGCATCACCACGCAGCGCAATCCTGATGGTTCGGCGTTCGCCCCTCGCAAGCCCAAGGACCTGCGTGGAAAAAAAGGCCGGATCAAGGGCAAGATGTTCGGCAAGTTGAAAACGGCCCGTTACCTGCGCACCGAAAGCGCAGCAAACGGCATTTCGGTCGGATTTGTTGGGCGTGTGAGCCGCATTGCCCGGGTTCACCAGTACGGCCTCAAGGATCGACCAGAACGCGGCCAAGCGGATGTGCAATACGAAACACGGCAGCTGCTGGGATTCAGCGGCGACGAGCTGGAAAACATCCGAAATCTATTCATCGATCACCTTGCCGGCTGACCTTCTCCTGTACGCACTCGCGCTACAGCCCACCGCCGATGCAGCTCGCACGCGCGACCTGCAACATCGGCGGCATGGACTCTCTTACTGAACTGACTCGACGCCTTGAAAACCTGATTCGTGCCGGCACCATCGCCGAACTCGATCCGGTGAAGCCGCGTTGCCGTGTGAAAACCGGCGGCCTGCTGACTGACTGGCTGCCGTTCTTCGCCCTGCGTGCCGGCGAGGACAGCGACTGGGATCCGCCGAGTGTCGACGAGCAGTGCCTGGTGCTCTCGCCTTCCGGCAACCCAGCCCATGGCTTTGTCATTTTCGGCCTGTACAGCGATCGCTTCCCCGCGCCGGACAACGTGCCGACGCGCCGCCGACGTCGGTACCGCGATGGCGCTGTCGTCGACTACGACACCGCAACCCACACGCTGAGCGCCACATTGCCAGATGGCGGCAAGGCCAATCTCATCGCACCAGGTGGTGTTCACGTCACCGGTGACGTTGTGATCGATGGTCTGGTGACAGTCACCCAGGATGTCGTCGCCGGCGAGCAGAAAATCAGCTTGGTCAACCACCGCACCTCCGGCGTTCAGTCAGGTAACGGGACGTCCCAAGGACCAATCCCATGATCGGCATGAACAGCAATTCCGGCCGCAGCATCGTCGGTGACGATCACCTGGTGCAATCGATCGCCGACATTCTGACCACCCCCATCGGAACCCGCGTAATGCGCCGCGAATACGGCAGCCAGCTCGCCGACCTGATTGATTGGCCACTCAACAGCGCAACCCGGCTGCAGGCTTATGCGGCCACAGCCATCGCACTGATGCGCTGGGAGCCGCGGATTCGCCTGAGTCGCGTCCAGCTGACATTGGGTGATGTTGCCGGCCAGGCAATTCTCGACATCGAAGGCAGCCTGGTGGACACCAACGAGCCGTTGAGCCTGCGCGTTCCTCTCAGCTTGGGAGCAACAGCATGAAAACCTTTACCCCTATCGACCTGGCTCAGCTTCCGGATCCTGATGTCGTCGAGCAGATCGATTACGAACAGATCCTCGCCGAACGCAAGGCGTACGCGGTCAGCCTCTGGCCCGCCGAACAACAAGCTGCCGTCGCCGCGACCTTGGCGGTCGAGTCGGAGCCTCTCACCAAGCTGCTGCAGGAGAACGCCTATCGCGAAATGCTGCTGCGTCAGCGCGTGAATGAGGCGTCGCTGGCCAACATGCTGGCCAAGGCCAAGGGAAAGGACCTGGAGCAACTCGCCGGCAACGTCAACGTCGAGCGCCTGGTTGTGACTCCAGGCAACAGCGCAGCCGTCCCGCCCATCGTCGCGGTAATGGAGTCGGACGACTCGCTGCGCGAGCGAGCACAGATGGCATGGGAAGGCCTCTCCACCGCTGGGCCCCGTAATAGCTACATCCTGCACGCGCGCAGCGCAGACGGCCGCGTTGCCGATGCAACGGCTGAAAGCCCGTCGCCGGCGGTGGTCGTCGTCACTGTTCAGGGTTTGGTCGGGGACGGAAGCGTCGACCAGGCGTTGCTGGATGTCGTCAGTCGATACCTCAGCGACGATGACCGTCGTCCGGTTGCCGATCGGCTAACGGTGCAATCGGCGACCGTCCTGCCCTACCACGTCGACGCGGTTATCTATCTCGCCACAACGGGGCCGGAAGCGGAGCCAATCCGCGAAGCTGCGCAAGCCCGCCTCGTTACATTCATCACTCAGCGCCGGCGCCTCGGCGTAGAGATCTCCGAGTCGGCTATTCATGCCGCGCTGCATGTGGAGGGCGTGCGCAAGGTGGTGCTCAGCAACTGGACCGATATCACGCCGAGCGAAGCCGAGGCAGCGTATTGCACCGGATACAGCGTGGCCGTTGGTGCGCTGTCATGACGAGCCTGTTGCCGCCGAACGCCAAGCAGCTGGAGCGGCTTGCGGCCGAGGCAATCGCGCAAATAGAGCGTGTGCCGGTTCCGATCCGGGACTTGCTGAACCCTGATCGATGCCCGGTGCAACTTCTGCCCTATCTCGCCTGGGCATTCTCCGTCGACCGCTGGGACAGCACCTGGTCGGAAGCCACCAAGCGCCAGGTCATTAAAGGGTCTTACTTCATCCACTCCCGCA